TTAAAAATCTCGGTAGCCTCTCACTACTTGTCCGATGATCATTAGGTTGTTTGCTTCTTCTGTGTTGAGTTTTAATGGGCGGTATGCGGGGTTATCACTGATTAGCTCTACTCCGTCATAAGTAAACTGTACTTTTTTTACCAGCATTGAGCCATTATGATTTAACACGAATATTTTCCCTTCGGCTAGTTCGCGTTTAGAACGGTCAACAATGATTTCTTCTCCGTCTTTTAAAGTGGGTTCCATACTTTCGCCACTAACTGTAAACATCGCGCAATGCTTTGATTTTAAGCCTGATCTTTGGAACCATGCACTTTCAATCATAGTGTATGGGATTTCGTATTGCTCCTCATTTTCCAAGCCTAACCCAGCAGAAACTCGCACGCCTCTGAAATCATCAATCGGTTCATAATAATCCCTATTTACTTGACTAGAGTTGACATAGCCATCTTCCTCTATCCTAGTTTTTTCAATGACGCCTCTAAAATGACTTTGTAGGGATTTAATGCCATCCATAAACCCAAGCGATTCTTGTGTTTTTTTGGGAAGGCTAGATATGTGGTATTCAAATCCACCGCCCTTTACCCCCTTAGTTTCACGAGAAATCCAATTTTCATTTTTCGCCTTTCTGGTGATATTTGTTGCATGCGCAGGAAGTCCACTTAAACCTTCTAATTCTTTGGCACTAAACCACACCTTTTCTGATGATTTCATAAAACCCCTTTCTTAATCAATTATGATTTTAAAAAAATTAAATGATTAAGTTCAATAAAATCAATGAGTTAAAATAGAATTCAAAAGATTTTATAAATTTTATTAAATCACTTATTGATTAAGAAAATGATTTGGTATATATTCTTAATCATAGATGATTAACTACTTAATCATGTAGCAGATAAACTAACTTTTAAGGATTGCACAAAATGGCAGAAAAGAAAAGAGCTAATGATATGCATCGCGCAGATATCCGCGCTGCACTAATTAAAAAGGGAATTTCCTTGGCGAAATTAGGCATTGAGCATGGTCTTGCAAAAACTACTTTGCGAAATGCATTTGATAAACGCTATCCAAGAGGGGAAAAAATTATTGCGGATGCTTTAGGAAAACATCCTAAAGAAATCTGGCCAAGTCGTTATTCAGACTAAAGGATCTTTAATCATGAAAATGTGGTTTAGTGCTAAAGAATTAGCTGGTATTGGTGGTTTATCTAAATATCCATCAAATATTAACCGGCTTGCAAGAAAAGAAAAATGGCATTCTCAACCGCTTGTTGGAGTTAAAGGTGGCGGTCTGGAATATGCATATTCTTCTTTGCCAGAAAGTGTTCAGAAAGATTTGCAAAGACGGTTTACGAACGAGGTAACAAGTCAACCAAAGAAACTACCTACTGTAAAAAATCTCAACCTTGCCGACCTCACCACCAAACAGCGCGAAATCGCTGACGCACGTATGGCTTTAGTGGCTTATGTGGGCGAGTTGGAACAGGTGCAAAGCCGAATCAAAGCCATTACCCACCTATGCAATGCGGCAAAGAGCGGTGAAATTTCGGAGGATTTGATGGCGTTAGTCTCCAAGGCTAACAGCAAAAACGGCAATAACAGCGGCCGCGTGTTATCACCAAGAACTCTGAATCAGTGGGTGATCGATTATCACAAATGCAAAACACCGGAAGATCGTTTGCGTGCGTTGGCACCGGGTCAACGTCAGGCAGATAAAGTGGAAAGCATTTGGTGGATGTCTTGGTTTATGGGGATTTATCGCCAAACCAACGGCATTAGCGTAGTGGATGCGTATCGCATTTTCGAAGCTGAATGGCTTACTCGTCACTGCAATGACGACATATTACGCGAAATGTTACCAAGCCTTGACCGAGTGCGTCGTGCATTGGCTAAGTTGCCATTACATATCCGAGAGTTTGGCCGCTTAACCGGCTCAAAATACAAAGGTTTGTTGCCTTATGTTGAGCGTGATTGGTCATTGTTTAAGGCTAATGATATTTGGATTGGTGACGGTCACTCGCTGAAGATGAAAGTAGCACACCCTATTCATGGACGACCATTCACCCCTGAATTGACCATGATTATTGATGGTGCAAGCCGAAAAATTGTGGGTTGGTCGTTGGCGTTATCTGAAAGTGCTTTTGCAGTGTTGGACGCTTTACGCCATGCCATTTCTCAGCATGGTTTGCCTTGTATCTATTACTCCGATAACGGGGGCGGTGAGAAAAATATTTTACTTGATGCTGACGTAACCGGGATTTTACCGCGCTTTAGCATTCACCACGCCACCGGGATTGCGGGCAATCCGCAAGGACGAGGGATTATTGAACGCTTAAATAAAACCGTCGGTAAACGCATTGCACAACGTTTCCCGACCTATTACGGGGCGGATGCCGACCCTGATAGCAAAAGACGGATGTTGCAATCCATGATTTCCCTTTCCAATGCGAAAAAAGGGGCGGTTTTAACGCCGTTACAACGCAAAGCGAAAGAAAAACTGGTGAGCTGGGAAGAGTTGATGGTTGGTATCCAAGAAGTGATTGATTGGTACAACAACGAGCATGTGCATTCTGAAATTCGTTGCACTCCTGCCGTTAAGTATGAACGGGTAACCAATCCAGAACTGATTGTTTACCTTTCCGACGTGGAATTACGCGACATTGAGCGACCGCACTTTAAACGGGTGACGAAACGCGGACTGATTGAATGGAAAAACCACAAATATTTCCACCTTGAACTGCTAAACCATCAAGGAAAAGAAGTGGTGGTCGGTGTGGATATTCACAATGCGGATTTTGTGCAAGTACGCACGTTAGATGGTCGCTTTATCTGTAACGCCGAATTCGAAGCACACAAGAAAGCCGCATTCCCGGTACCGATGGTTGAACAACAACGTGAAAACCGCGCGAAAGGCAGATTAAACCGTATTAAACACCGTGAAAATGAGATTTTAGACGAGTTAAATCCGGTTATTACGATTGAACATCAACAAGGCGCAGAGCTATTACACAGCTTACGCGCAAAACAAGTTAACCGCTTTGATGATGACGAAGAAATTCCGTTATTGCCAAGCGAAATGAGACGCCAACAACGCAAAATGGTAGGAGTTAAATAATGAAAGAACGCATTTATAGAGAAGTCGAAAAGGGAAAAATTGTATACAACAAAGAAACATATATTTGTCACGAGCTGATTAAGTGGCGAAGAGTGGTAGTTGAAATCAGACAAGAACAAGGCGGCTTAGAAGTTTATGACCTAAAAGGTAACTTACTTGGCACCGCATCAAGATTAAATTAACCATCCGGAGAAAGGAAATGAAAGAACAACTCGCAAGATTTATGCAACAGAAAGGGTTAACCCAAACACAAGTGGCAAAAGCCCTCGGCAAGTCCGTTGCAGTCATTAACCAGTATTTAAAAGGCACTTATAAGGGCGCAACGAAAGAGATTGACGAAGCGGTGGATCGCTTAATCAAACGCGAAAAAGACAAAGTGGTTGAGCGCAATTTTAACAGCGAATTTGTGCCGACTTATGCCGCAGAACGTTGCATTGATGTGGTGCATATCGCCCACGTAGAGGGCGAAATTAGTGTGGTTTATGGCGCGGCAGGCTTAGGCAAAACTAAAGCATTAAAACAGTATGTCAACCAAAACCCGGAAACGATTTTTATTGAAGTTGAGCCAAGTTGTAGCCCGAAAGTGTTGCTGAAAAACCTCTGCCATCAGTTGGGGTTGAACGAAGTCGGGGCAAACCATGAATTGTTTACCCGCATCACCGAAAAACTGGGGGAAGGTCGCTTAATTATTGTAGATGAAGCGGAATTGTTAAGCACGAAAAGCCTGGAATATATCCGCCGAATCCATGACTTGACCGGTTGCGGTGTGGTGCTTGCCGGTATGCCTCGCCTACTGGTGAACCTGAAAGGTAAATATGGCGAATTGGCGCAACTTTATAGCCGCGTGGGATTGGCTTGTGACTTGGGCAACCAGTTAAGTGAGGACGATATTCATAGACTGGCGGAAAACGGCTTAGGCACAGACGAATTTAACGACATTTTATTTAAAGCCAGCCACGGCAATGCGCGCCGTTTAACCAAGTTAATGCGCGGCGTGATCCGTGTCGCCGAAATGCACGGTAAACAGATTGACGAGAAGTTAATCAACTCTTACGCCGGCATGTTAATCCATTAATCAAAAGGAGATCGAAATGAGCGAACAAATGAACCGCGTAGCGTATGCGTTAAGACGCGAAGGCGTGCAAATCATCGAAAGCAAAGACGGCCGTTTTCCAAAGATGGTTATTTTAAACCCGAGTCATCGCTTAAAAGCCAAAGGTGTGAAGATGACCACGTTTAGAAACGGGGTACATATTGAGAGAACCGTGGCAAATGAACAAGGCGTCATGGTGTATTGGTAAGGGGGTTGAATGCCGAAATATCGTCAAATCTACGCCGTTTACCGCGGAGAAGAGAATCTAGGCGACGGCACGGCGGATGAATTAGCAAAGAAATTTAACATACAAAAGAAAACACTGTATGCGATGGGGTCGGAAGCGATACTCAAGCGCAACAAAGGCAACAGATTAATCGTTATTAAATTAGACAAAGAAGAGGTTTAAACATGGCAAAAGTAACAATCGAAGGCAAAACATACTGGCGCGACGCGGCTGGCACATTAACCCCAGAAGAACTGGTGCGTGATATTGACAAAGAGCGTGATGAGTTGGTGACCGGGTGGGTGGAAAAAGGCAAGGCATTAAATCACCAAATGGGCGAATTTAAAGCCGGCATTTTTGGCGACATCGGTGCGTTTATTGAGCTTTCTGCCGAGAAATACGGCGCGAAAGTGGGTGGAAACAAAGGCAATGTGACGCTGTTTAGCTATGACGGACGTTACAAAATCCAACGCGCCATCAACGAGAGCTTGCAATTTGATGAGCGCATCCAAGCGGCAAAAGTGTTGATTGATGAATGCTTAAATGAATGGAGCGAAGGCTCACGCCCTGAGCTGAAAGCCTTGATTGAGCGGGCATTTAACGTGGACAAAGAAGGCAACCTCAACACCTCTCGTATTTTAGGCTTGCGCCGCGTAGAAATCCAAGACCCGCGCTGGTTGCGCGCTATGCAAGCCATTAGCGAAAGCGTGCAAGTGGTGAGCAGTAAAGCCTATGTGCGGATGTATGAGCGTGTTGGCGACAGCGACAAGTATGTGCCGATTCCGTTAGATGTAGCGGGGGTTTAGATGGAGATGACCTATAACGAATTGTCCGAACTGGCCGTGGAAGTGGAACGTGCGGGTGATTTGAGTTATGCCGCAACGATTTGGGAAAAAGCCGCATTAGTAGCAAAAAATCCCGAAAACCAAAACTGGGCAGAGTGTCGCAAAGATTTTTGCCAGCATTGGTGGGCAAGACTCAAGAAAAAAAGAAAAAAAGAGACCGCACTTAACGAATAAAGCCCATTTACAGCCCATTCAAATCTCCCCTAACCCCTCTTTACAAAAGAGGGGGATTTAAGTGGGCTGAATAATGAGTTTTAGCACAACAAACAAAGGAGCAAAAAATGGCTAAATATCTCGTCAGACTCTGCTGCACGGTAGAGGTGCCTGTAGAGGCAGAAAATATGCAACAAGCGATGGACGCTTGCGATCTGAATAACAATGACCTAAACCAAATGCCACATATCATCACAGAAGTGTATGACGTGGTTGAGGTTGAGCCGGTGCTGTCCAAGGGGGATGAATACCATGATTGAAAAAGAGAGAAAGTCACATGTGACTATCCAACTGGCACAGATTATTGAGCAGTTGGAAATGGCCAAGGAAATGTGGATGGAAGATGATGATAAAGCGTGCCTGAAGCTGTTACAGGCGGCAAGTAGTGAAATGAAATGTGTGGCGCGGAAGATTGTGCCGGTGTTGGAGTGAGTATGAAAGTGCTAGACGAACATATCTTGGAATATATCTGGGATGAAACATTAGACCTCATTGCACAACGCACCTTGGTAACTTATATCGGTGGCAGTGTTGGCACATATAGTGACGAGCATGCAGCAAAAGATGTGGAAAGCTTTGCAATATTGCATGTAAGCCAACTGATTGCCGGATCCGGGTTAAGCGGAAGTCAATTTAGACGACGGATTAAAAAGTTTATGGCACAAGGTATTTTGTTGCAACGTCTTGGGCCAAATAGCTTTGTGATTAACTCAGAGGTGATTAAAGACGTAGCGGTACACGCCGCACGATGTTGGCGTGCAATCGGCGTGCCGTATGGTATGGACGACACTGGGAGAGCCTGTAAAACCTTACCTATTAACGCTCTGCCGGGAAGCATTTTTGAGTTAAAAACCAATTGTTATCGAATTTTAAGAAGCCAATTTCCAACTTATTACTAGGTAAGGATCAAAAAATGAAAAAATATTTTGCTTATGATGCATTAGAACGCGAGTTCACAACGCATGACACGCTAGAAGAAGCTAAATCACAAGCGCAAGACTATGTCGACCATACTTTTGACATTGGCGCCGATAACGGTTTCGGAGATGACCTTGAGGACGGCATAAAAGAAACGTGTTTTGGCGTTGCGTTAGGCGGATTTGATTTACCGACCCGCTCCCTCACAAAAGAAGAAGAGGATATTTACGGCGATCAGTACACTTACATGGTAGAAAATCCGGTGCTTGTTGAATATCCGCAAAACAATGGATGGATTAAGTGTTCTGAGCGGTTGCCTGAATTGTCAACATGGGGATTTTCCGGTATGTGCCTTTTGTGGGGATTAGAAGAATCTCTTGATCACGAAGAATCTATTTTTATGGGATGCTTTATGAAAAAAGATGAAGCATTTTATGGACAGTTTGGCAAATGCTTTAAAGTCACCCATTGGCAACCACTACCACAACCACCGGAGGAATAGATTATGCCAAATTGGTGTGTAGGAGATTTAAAAATTAGAGGCGAATCCGCTGATATAACGCATTTTTTAACGGAGTGCATTGTAGGTTGCGAGTGTGACATTGATGAATTGGGCACGTTAGAAATCAAAAACATTAGAGGGCAAGCAATCAAAGGGGCTCGACGTGTTTTTTGCGACAACCCAAATGAAATCATTGAAGGATATGAGTTGGATGGGGGGTATATCGTGGTCTTACCAATCTCAGCAGCATGGGTATTAAGTCCGCCTGAAATGATTGAATTAAGCAAAAATTTTAATGTTGATTTTAGGTTTTATGGATTTGAATGGGGGCAACAATTTAATCAAGAGTTAGAAATCATAAAAGGCGTATTAACTTTAGATAAATGTATAGAATTTAAAAATTACATTTGGGAATGCCCTAAGCCTTATCTTGGGGGATAAAACCCATTTACAGCCCATTAGATTTAAGTGGGCTGAATAATGTGTTTTAAACCAAGTTTAAAGGAGTTTTAAAGTGAAATTATGCCGTTGCCCGGTTTGTCATAGCGACATCCACTTGGATGCGCTGTTGGAAGATGATGCGGGGCGTGAGATGTTAGGGATTATCTCTAATTTAAAAGGCGACAATGCCCGTGCGTTGGTGAGTTATATTGCCCTGTTTAGACCGGAAAAAGCGGCGTTATCCAACTCAAGAGCATTAAAATTAATGCAAGAAGTATTGGGGATGTATCAGCCGAGTCCGTTGTTATCCCATGCGCTGACCGAAACCGTTAGTGGCGTTATGAAAAACCGTCGTGAGACCCGAAATGTAGTAGCACTAACCAATCATAATTATCTCAAAAAGGTGTATGAGGGGGCTAAGCCGTTGTTTGCCGTGGTGCGAGATGAGCAAGGTAAAAGTGCGGTGAAAAATGCGGAGCAATTAGCGGAAGACAAGCGCATGGAGGCAATCCTATACATCGAACGTTATGCCATTATCGGTCAGTTGGAATTTGTAAAGGATATGCCGGAATATTTAGTTTGGAAAGCATGGAAAGAGGAACAAAATGCAACCACAAACCCGTAAACAGATGATCCAAAAAGTCCACATCGGCAAAAGCATGCTGAAAATGACCGATGAACAATATAAACGCTTTTTGTTAGACACAGTGGACAAACACAGTTGCACGGTGATGACGGATGCAGAATTAATGCAGGTGCTCCGTGCCATGACAGCCAAAGGCGTGGTGTTTAGCGCGAAGAATGCCCCTAAACGTCCTGCGCCAAAGGCGGACAAAGCGCAATATTTGGCAAAAATCACCGCACTTTTAACCGAACACGGTTTGCCGCAGAGTTATGCGGACGGAATTGCTAAAAAAGCGTTTGGCGTGAATTTTGTGCATTGGTTAGACGTGTGGCAGTTGAAAAAAGTGGTGCAAATGTTGTCGGTGTATGATCGAAGAAAGCAGAAAGCTAAAAATTAGTTGCATACCAATAAATTAAGCGTAAATTAAAGGCTCCTATGGAGCCTTTTTTATTGGAGAAAATATGAGAAAAATAGCAGTTTTATTGGGTCTATTCGCAGTGTCATTGTCATCACTTGCTATGACTGACAAAGCAAAGAATGAATTACAAAAAGCCTTGCAGGGAGATTATCAAGCCTTGCGTAATACAGCGTTTTCGATGAAAGATGGTTCAGCCGGTCATGATAGAAATCCGATTGCGGGTTGTGCATTGCGTAAGATTACTTTGATTGTGGCACAGGATAAAACTGACGCAGGCGACTATGGCAACGAATATGTAGATTGCAAGGCGCTATCGCCAACTGAATCAGAACAAGCATGGAAAATGACGTTACAGCTACTGCCACAAGTATTGCAGTTAAAAGAATAAAGTCGTGAATAATTATTCAGCCCCAGCGATTAAATTGGGGCTTTTTATTTTTTTTATGTAGAAACCTGCTTTTTGAAATTTCCGTGCGACAATCCGTCCCAAATAGTCAAGATAGGGATGGTTTATGCGGTCTAAATTTGAAGATGTATCTGAGTATTTGCCTGAGTCAGTGCTTGGCATGATTGAGGCGGTTGGTTTTGTAAATACCGACAAAATAATTGCGCAATTTGGCGGGTCAACATTTAAGTTTTCTGATGGAGAGGTGTATTTTCCTAAGTTAAAAGAGTTGATTGGCCCTGAAAGTGCGGTTAAATTGCGTCAATATTTTATGGGAGAAGATACTTACATTCCTCGGTGTGAATCGGCTCTGCGTATATTGCGTAATGCACGACTACAAGCAGACTTGGATTTTATGAAAGAAGTTGAAAAGAAAAGTATCCGTACGGCACTGTTAGAGCTTTGTCCTAAATATTCCATATCTGATCGTCAGGTATGGAAAATCCTCAAAAAATCCAGAATAACTTCAGCTCCGAATCAAGCAACATTGTTCTGATTGCGCTGAATCTCGCTAACTCCCCTTACAATCCTCTTTTTAAGACAATAAACCTCAAATCATTTTATGTTTGAGGTTTTTTTATGTCTTTAACTTTCCAGCAAATCTTTGACCGCCTTATCGGACACGAGGGCGGTTATGTCAACGACCTGCGCGACCCAGGTGGTGAAACTAACTGGGGTGTCACTAAACGCACCGCACAGGCGAACGGCTATACCGGCGACATGAAAACCATGACACGCCAACAGGCCTATGAAATCTATCATCGTGCCTTTTGGGTGCGATATCAATGCGACCAAATGCCTCCGGCTATCGCTTATCAATTTTTTGATGCCGCTGTGAATCACGGTTTTGGCAATGCGAGCCGTATGTTGCAACGTGCGGTGGGTGTGTTAGATGACGGCATCATCGGCAAATACTCTCTTGAGGCCATCAATCGCAATCCAATCTCTGACACGTTAATGGTGTTAAATGGCGAACGCCTTAATTTTTACACCCGATTAAAGAACTTTGACCGATACGGCAAAGGCTGGGTGAATCGTGTGGCACAAAACTTGAGATATGGAGCACAAGACAATGAAGTTTAAGTTTTTAGGCGTGTTTAAACGTCTTTTAAATTGGATTCGACCTGTAAAAAAAACAACCGAAACACCGACCGCACTTTTACAGTAAAAATGCGTGGAGTTATGTCGGCAATGACAAGATGACACCAGCAATGGCATTAATGTTGAGATTAACCGCATGAAGAAATTTTTTGAACTCTTTACTAACGATAATGGGCGCGCCAGCACCACGGGCTTTATTCAGTTTTTTGGCTTTTTAGTGCTTGCCGGTGTGCTCGTGTATTCCGTTTATCTCGGTCGTGACAATGCGACCGATCTCTATTTGTATTTTGCGTTTTTCTGCGGCGGGTCGGCAGCGACAAAAGGCGCAGTGATGGCATATCAGTCAAAACAAAAACGCAATAACAATCAAAACGATCAACCCCAACATCATGATAATGACGACTATCCGCGACCAAGACTGTGAGGCACAAAATGAATCTATTGCATATTTTGATGACGACGCTAGGGGCTACCCTATTGTTATTTTGGGGACTTTGGCGCAGAGCAAAGGCTAAAACGGCTAATTTAGAGCAAGCTAAAAAACAACTCGAAACACAAAATCAAGTGTTACAAATCCGTGTAAATAACCAAAAGGAACGCAGAAAAAATGAAGAAAATGCTCATAGCAGTACTCGTGACGAGCTTATTGACAGCATGCAAAAGTCAGCCGATCTACGTGATTAATACGGCTTGCGATGGGTTTGGCAAAATCTATGCCAGCCGTCAAGACACCACCGAAACATTACGCCAAATTAAAGCGCACAACGACACATGGCGGGCAATCTGTGGAGGCGAAAATGGAACTACACATTAACGGCATCATGGTGTTTAACGCGTTGGTATCTATTGCAGTATTTTTTATCGGGCTTTGGTTTAAGCGGCTAGATGGCGAATTTAAGCAACTGCATGACGAAGTTGACCAAGTAAAACGGGATTATCTCTCGAAAGAAGTGGCGAGCATCGTGAATAAAAATGTGATGGATAAACTGGACGCTATCACCAAACAACTTAACTCTATTACTGAAAAACTCGACAGAAAGGCGGATAAATAATGTCGGCAAGAGGACGCAAACGATTAGAACACGAAGCAGAACAAGTGCTAACCAATCAAAAGCTAGATGAAATTTTGAATTTAACACGCGAAGTAAACCGCAAAATTGACCGATTAGACGACCGTGTGGACGACATTGACACCCGATTGGAAATGCTTGAAGCGCGCATGGATAAATTGGGCATTAAGTCCGTCATGGCAGGCGGTTTAGGTGGTTTGGTTGTGTCGGTAGGCTTTGAGCTCATCAAAGCGAAATTCGGGGGCTGACGATGGCACATGATGAAAAAACCAAGGCGTATGTGCGTCGCTACTATGTGTTTGATTGCTTAACGCTAGAACAAGCGGCTGAAAAAGCCAAAGTGTCCTACAACACCGCACGCCGCTGGAAGAAAGAGGCGGAAGCACGTGGCGACAATTGGGATACTGTGCGTGATGCGAACACCATGGCAAGTGGCAAAGTAGAAGACGTGGCGCGCGGTATGCTCACCACTTTTGTGATCTACTTTGAAAAGACCATGGAAGAATTGCGTCATGCGGAAGAGTTGCCGGTCAGTGACAAAGCCAAATTGATTCAGGGCTTGGGCGATAGCTACTCAAAAATGGTGGCAAGCAGTAAGCGGTTATTGCCAGAAGTTTCGGAGCTTGCTACTGCGATTAAAACCATCACGATGTTTGGCGATTATGTGCAAGCGAATAAGCCTGAGCTGATTAATGATTTTGCGGACTTGTTGGATGGGTTTGCGAAAGCCTTAGATAAGGAATTTAAAGCATGAAACTCTTAATTTTTCAGTTGCCATCAATTACAGCCATTATTTGTGCATTCTTATTGTTAAGCCAAGGTATTAGTGGTTGGGGATGGTTTTTATTTATTGCTTTTTGTGTATCAGCTTCTAGAGTAAGTTATGAAAAGTAAAGAATTGTTAGCGGAATTAAAAGCCTATTCAGACAGCTTGCGGCAAAAGGTTGAGGCAAAGTTTGATGGGTGGGATGATTCCCTTTCGGCTATCAGCGAACGACGCAAGAAGGTGTTAAATCCTGTTACAGGCTATGACTTTTTTGTGTCGAATTATTTTCCACATTATGTGCGCTCCCCTTATCGTTCGGAGTTGCACGATTACTTGTTCAAAACCCTTCCGGAAATCCTGCAAGATCCGAAATCGGTCAATATGGGGACTGCTGCGCCCCGTGGTGAGGCTAAATCCACGTTGGTATCGCAGTTGTTTACGCTTTATTGTTTGGTGACACAGCAAAAACGCTATGCACTGATCGTGATGGACAGTATCGACCAAGCCTACCCAATGCTGGAAGCCATCAAAGTGGAGTTGGAATTTAACCAACGCCTACGCATTGACTTTCCGGAAGTGGCAGGACAAGGACGCGTATGGCAAGCGGCGACCATTATCACTAAGGCCAATCAGAAAGTGCAGGTGGCGGGTTCCGGCAAGAAATTGCGTGGTTTGCGCCACGGGGCTTATCGTCCTGATCTTGTGGTGTTGGACGATATTGAGAATGACGAACAAGTACGCAGTGCCGAACAGCGTGATAAGTTGCATGACTGGTTGAAAAAGACCGTACTTCCATTGGGTGCGGCAGGCGATAAATTGGACGTGGTGTATATCGGGACTATCCTGCATTACGACAGCGTATTGAACCGCACTTTGAGCTCCAAAGCATGGAAAACCGCCAAATTTAAAGCCTTAAAGAAAATGCCTGATGATATGGCGTTGTGGGATAAATGGGAAGATTTTTTCTTAAATGAGGGCGAGGCAGTTGCAGACGCCTTTTATTACGCCAATCAAGCGGCAATGGATAAAGGCTCGGAAGTAAGCTGGGCGGCGCGCCCGTTACTTACACTCATGAAAATCCGTGCCCGTGACGGCCATGCCACGTTTGATTCGGAATATCAAAATGACCCGTTAAGCAGTGATGACGCGATTTTTGCCAATGCCATTAAATACTGGACGGAACTGCCATCCGATTTGATTTATTTCGGTGCAGTTGACCCGTCACTCGGCAAAGCGGGCGCGAGCCGTGACCCATCGGCGATTTTAGTAGGTGGTTATCAGCGTGCCACAGGTAAATTGTACGTAGTCGAAGCGCAAGTTAAAAAACGCCTACCGGATTTGATTATTGAAGACGTGATCCGTTTCCAACAGCAATACAAATGCCATCGTTGGTTTGTGGAAACCGTGCAATTTCAGGAGTTTTTAAAAGATGAACTGGTTAAGCGCTCGGCACAACGTGGCGCCCCTGTGCCGGCAACCGCAATTAAGCCAAACACAGACAAAATGCTCCGAATTGAATCCTTGCAACCGCACATGGTGAACGGTTTGATTTTGTTACACAGCACACAAGCGACCTTGATTGCGCAACTGCGCCACTTTCCGAAAGCCGACCACGATGATGGCCCAGATGCACTTGAAATGTTGTGGAAGAATGCCATCACCAACGCCGCCCCGATTGAGTGGATAGGCTTAAACGATGAAGACTTGGGGCATGATGAATTTGAAGCGGAAGAAGATTTATATAGTATTTGGCGAGGTTAAACATGAAATTTTGGGAAAAAATTAAAATATTGGTCAGTACAAAAGCGGAACCAATCCAAACTGATGAAGCCATGGTGACGGCAAACGGGCGTGTGTTATCGGATCACCCGAGCAATCGCATTACTCCGTCAAAGCTGAAAAGCATTTTAGAAGATGCGGAAAGTGGCGATATTACGGCACAGCACGAGTTATTCATGGATATTGAAGAGCAAGACAGTGCCATCGGGGCGAATATCCAAACGCGCAAACGGGCGATTTTGACGCTAGATTGGCGCATTGCAGAACCGCGCAATGCAACCCCGGCGGAAGAAAAACTGCAAGCCGAAATTGACGAGTTGTTTTACCAATATCCGAACTTTGAAAACTTGCTGATGGATATGATGGACGCGGTAGGACACGGCTTTTCTGCGTTAGAAATCGAGTGGAAACTTGAGGGCGGTAAGTACATCCCGAATAACTTCATCGCCCGCCCGCAGTCGTGGTTCAAACTAGATAAAAACGACAATCTCTTGTTAAAAACCCCGAGCAATGCCATGGGTGAACCTTTGCGTCCGTTCGGCTGGGTGGTGCATTCGCATAAGTCCCGTTCCGTGCAACTGGCACGCATGGGCTTATTCCGCACACTGGCTTGGCTTTATATGTTTAAGCATTATTCGGTGCGAGATTTTGCAGAATTTTTGGAGCTTTACGGCATGCCGATCCGTATCGGTAAATATGGCGCAGGGGCAACAAATGAGGAAAAACGCACACTATTACGCGCACTTGCACAAATCGGACATAATGCCGCAGGGATTATGCCTGACTCTATGACAATCGAATTGCATAATGCGGCAAATACTGGTGCTGGGTCGGCAAATAACCCTTTCTTGCAAATGGTTGACTGGTGTGAAAAATCCATTGCCCGCCTTATTTTAGGGCAAACGCTCACATCAGGCGCAGACGGAAAAAGCTCAACTAATGCGCTAGGTAACGTGCATAATGAGGTGCGCCGTGATTTGTTGGTGTCTGACGCGAAACAAGTGGCGCAGACCATTACGCAACAAATTATCCTGCCGTATTTACAGATTAACGTTGACCCAAACATCGCTTTGCACCGAGTGCCGTATTTTGAGTTTGACACCAAAAAATACGATGATTTAAGCACTTTTGCTGATGCTATCCCGAAACTTGTAAGCATTGGCGTGCAAATTCCCGAAAAATGGACGCGCGACAAGTTAGGCATACCTGAAGCGCAAGATGGTGAAGTGGTTTTAAAAGCCGTTCAAAGCGATTTTAATCCCGATTTAAAAACACCGGGGAAATCTACCGCACTTTCTGCCCATGTGGTCGGTTGCCAGTGCGTGGGTTGTTTGGGGAAAGGCGCACGTGTGGCGTTGTCTGCAGCCAACAAGGGCGAAACGGAACAAGATTTACTGGATAGCTTGTTAGATAACGGCATGACGCAAGTGGACTTTAACCAACAACTAGACCCAATGGTGCAAAAAGCCGTAGCAGTGTTGTCAGCCTGCAACAGCTATGAAGAAGCGGGTGATAAACTGGCAGAACTGTATCCTGAATTAACCTCGGATGCCCACGAGCGTTATTTAACAAGTGCCTTATTCTTGGCGGATTTATTGGGGGCATCCAATGCCAACCGCACCTAAATTTGCCATCGGCATGGAGCCGACAGAAGCCATTGAATTTCTCCGTCAGAAGAAAATGCTGGCGGGGAAAGTCTTTACCAAAGAACTGCACGATAGCGCACTGGCAAAAGCAACCACCATTGCGCGGTTATCCAGCCTTGAAATGACCAAAGACATTTATCAGTCGTTAGAAACCGCTATGCGCGAAGGCAAGGGGTTTAATCAATGGAAAAAAGAATTGCTTGGTGAGTTTGAACGCAAGGGCTGGGTGTTTGACAAGGATAAAAGCGTTAGTCGTGGTATTGATGGGAATCTATTAGCTGACCCGAAAACGGGCGAATATTTCGGCACACCCCGCCGTCTGAATACGATTTACCGGGTGAATATGCAGTCGGCGTATTCTGCCGCACGTTATCAGCGCATGCGCGATAATGTGGACAATCGC